ACTGCAAAAACTGTGATGACTGCAAAAACTGCAATGACCGCAAAGGATTATATGGAACATTTAACGGCCAGAATAAATGATAAGGATAATTAAAAATGAATAATGAAAATATAAATATTATATTAATGAAAGAAGAGATGAAAAGCAAAACTGTAGCGTGGTTACTTGCTTATTTTTTAGGTTTCTTTGGAGTGCATTGTTTTTACATTGGTAGAAATAAACTAGCATGGGCTATATTAATAACTTTTTGTAGTTTGATTCTATCGCCAATAGCACTAGTGCTATTTGTATATAGTTTATTTCAAGTAAATACAGAAATAAGCATGCATAATAGAAGAGTTTTATTAAAATACAAAAATAAGGATTAATTATGTTGACAACTATTTTTTTAGCTTTTGCTATAAGTAATCAAACTTTAAGTTGTGTTAAGCCTTGTTATCCTGTTGCAAGTGGAAAAACAGTAGAAAAAGTGAAAAAAGATTTGAAATTAATTAAAATTCACGATCAAATGATGAATAATGATGTTGCTTATTTAATTGTTCAAAGACAATTTAAAAAGGTTACAAATAATGTTTAATGCAATCACATGGATAGCATTATCAATATCTAATTTTTTTAATTTTTACGATAACAAAGATTATTACTTAGATAAAGAAAAGACTAATTATCAAGCACAAATTGAGAAGCAATATAAATTAGAGCATAAAAAAAGCCCACAAAAGTGAGCCATTAAAAAAAGATAATTAAGGGATGATTGTCTCCTATAAATAGTGCAACCATCAAAGTTATTTAGATTATTATTGAGCCTTAAAAGCTTCTGTAAGGATGTTACCAACTTTAACAAGGTTAGCGTTAGTTTCAGCCTTATCAGCAGCGTGAGCAGCTTCAATTTCTACATCTTTAGCGGCTCTTGCTGTTTGCTCTGCGATTATAGCAGCTTCTGCATCAGCAATACCAGCAGCAATAGCAGACTCAAGTTGAGATTTCTCTAAGTCATGTTTAGCTTCTAAATCTGTTATAGCTGTTTGTAGTGAAGTTTGTAGTGCAGAAAGTTCCGCATCATGTTTAGCTTCTAGAGCAGTCGTGATATTAAGAATATCAGTTTTATCTGTTTGAGCTTTTGTTAAGATTTCAGTTAGTGAATCTATAGCGGCTGGGTCTGTGTTATCTTGCACAAACTCAATAAGACTTCTGTTTGAGGCATTATCAGCTATTGATTGATGATGTCTAGTATTGAATGCTTTCGCAGATACTAGAATATTGTCTAGATCAGTTGAAATTGACATGTTGTATTCTCCTGTTTTTTTTGTTAATATTAATTTGTTCGTAGCATTCAACCGCTCGTTCTTACTGCTTATCGGTTGTTTGTTACTTTACTATCTCACTTATTACATTTACAATTTTATTATCAATACTTTCTAAATTTTGGACATCGTTTTTAATTTTATTAATGTCGCTGTCTTCTAACATAAGTATAGTTTCTTTTTTTTCTTGCGGTTCTACATTTACAGTAAACTCATTTATATTTCTATAAATATTAATTATATATTGCTTTGATGTGCTTTTATTTTCAATAATTAATACAGTATTTTCATTCATATTATAAGTCGCTTATATCAGTAATGCTTTTTATTATATCTAACTCGAGTCTTACAGGAACTTTGGAGTCTCCATTTTCAAATAACAAAACTAAATCCCCAACTATATAACTTAAATTATTTAGGTTATTATCTTGCTGGTTTTTTAAGGTTATTTTCAAACTAAATTTACCGTTAATAGCGTCATCAATATATATACCATTACCAATACTAAAGCTCATAACATTACTAGAGTTTATGCTTGTCTTGAAGTCAATTTTTGCTTTTGTTAAGTTTTCTAAATTTATCGGTGTTACATTGTCAGCCAAACGCCAGTTGAAAACTAGCTCAAACAACTCACCAATTTGCAAAGTCTCTCTATATCTAGCACTCATTATACACCCCGCATAGATAAATAAATAATATTAAAAATTATTAGAATACAATTTATTTTTATTTTGTAAACTTTATTATTTAAGGTTTCAACCCAATAGCTTGCCAGTTGAAATTCGTAGCAACAAATGTGTTTGTATCATTAACCAACCCAGCTATTCTGAAATTTGAACTGTTTATATTGTAACATATTAGATTCTTAAAATTTCCTTCTGATACAGAAGCTACGACGGATGGAGCACTAGAAAATCCACCAGCAGGATATCTTACAAGATAGTGTACAGTAGTCGGCGAAGTATTTCCAGAACCCCACATAATACGAACATTCCCAATATCAATATAGTTACTTGTGCCTATTTTATTAGATACTACACTGTCTAGCTCATTAATAGCATCTTGCAAGTTTGTAGCTAGTATTGTACCGCTTGGTGTGTTTGTAATCTGGCTTGCATTATAATCACCATTAGCAGATACTACAGAACCAGTTCGTCCGTGTACTGATACTACATCATCATTGTTATCAAACTTATCCCAGTTGTTAATAAATACAGTTGTACTTGGATTATTAATACGGGCAAATAACTTGTCCCCAACACTGAAAGAAACTCTGTCAACAGTTCCCGCAACATTAACATAATAAGTATCACCTAATATTGCACCAGTAGGGAATGACCCACTAGAAGCATCCCAATCACCAGCAGGTCTATATACTCCGCTGACTTTATTATCGATATAACCTTTTGCTGAGAATTCGCTTATAAGTTTTTGTTTTGAATTGCCTGCCAAAGTTATATCATCGGCAACAACTGAACTTGCATCAATTACTTTTCCAGCTGTCTGTGCTTCAATATCCTCTCCACTAGCAATATCAGAAGTATCAAATTTATCATTTAATGCTGTTTCCAAATCTATTTGATTCGCTATATCTCCTGTAATATCTCCCCATTTAGAAGAAACACTACCACCACCTCCACCAACTGGTATACTACTCATATTTGCACCTCTATTTGACCTTCTTTATCATGAGAATAAACCCAAATTCCTTTACCTACAGCCGACGAATGGCTCCAGTAACTGCCAGTATTTCCAATTGAATATTGTTTAATACCGATAGAATAAGGATCTGCAACTGGCTCAATACCACTATCTTGTGTAGTAATAACTTGTAATATTGAGTTACCTTCATTACTTGTAGAATATTGAATATCATCTGTTAACCCTAATAAAGCCTTAACATCAACCCAGCTGTTTGCTGGAATAACAACTCTAGCCATTTTTTTTAATCCTCTATTTTTATTTCAAAATTAATAACTTCTTCATCAGTAAGATTTGATATTTTTTCTTCTATTTCTGCTTGTTTGTTTTTCAATGATTGTGCTTTATTATGTTTGATTGACATTATATTTATTAAATCTTGAGCTACTAAATCAATCATTTTATTATCAAGATCTCGCCATCTTATAGGTATAGTTTGATATTTAACAGCTCCTTCAATGCGTAAAAGTGAGGAATCATCTGCTTGATAGAACCTATCGCCATAGCTCACAACTTGTAAATTATTCCAAGCTTTATTAATCTTGTCTTTAAGCTCTCTTAATTTACCTGCTCTATCAGTTACCCATTTCCCACCAACAAAATTAACATCGTATTTACCTTCTGGTTTAACTAATGTAAATCCTTCCTTAACATCGCCTAAATAATCAACAATTGAAGGAGAACCTCCAAGAATGTTGTAAACAGTCATTCCTCGATTGTCAATAACAATATTCCATTTTTGTTTTTTTTCATCAAAAATAGCAACTTCATTTTCTTTTGTTTTTGGTGGTGCTAACTCAGTGGCGTTAGGTGGTAGTAGATATATACCTGGCTCAAGTGGTGATTCTTGTGCTATTCCTGAATATGTATATTCTTTAGTTTGAGCATCATAATTGTATATTTGTATTTCCATATTAAATTCCTTAGTATTTGATTATATAGTTTAAAGCCATGTTTATCGGTCTATTTTCCGATGCAACAGGAACTTGATTGCCAGCATTTAAATTGAAACCACTAAATCGAGTACCGCCGATTCCACCGGCAAAAATGTTGCCTACTATACTAACGCCATTAGTGTTGAATGCTCCTGTTGTAGGCCCAACAATCCCTCCGGTACCACTATCGCTAAGCATAGTAACTCCCCCAGTTATATTTCTAATAGCATCTCCCTGCGTCACACCCAACCCAGCAGAATTAAATCCTAATCCACGAGTGAATTTACCCCTTAAATCGGGTAAGTTATAAGTAGTAGAGCCATCTCCAGCTCCGAAAGTAGTACCAATTTTAGCAAACAAGGAAGCGTAATTTGTTCTTGAGACAGTCCCACCATTGCATAGAAAATATCCATTAGGTATAGAGCCAGAAGCTAACATTATAATAGAGCCAACCGGATTAATTGTGTCAGTACCTCCCGATATATCTCTCCAATCACTCCATACATTTTCGTAATTCCCGCGAGTAAATATTTTATTCGCTTGACCTCCTGCTGCGCCAGAATATACAGTATAAGTCTGAGATACTACAGCACCTTTCGATACAATCAAACTCCCAGCCCATGGTACGGGGTAATTATTTCCAGGTGTCTGTGCGGTCAAAGCTTGAAAATAGAACCCTGCTGTAGTTATAGTATCAAGGTTTTGCAAACCTAAATCAATTGCTCTTTTAGGTATATTGCCGATAAGCTCATTATCAATTAATTTACCCGAAACAAAAGGGTTCATCCATTTGTTGGTCTCAGTCCTTGCAATAGCTTCTGCTTCACTAGCGAATTCTAAAGTTTGAAATAAACTCCATTTTGTAGAATCTGTAGGAAGAGCTGTATTATTATTAACTTTAGATAAATAAACACCATCATTATATCTTACAGCAGAATATATTTTATATTCAACAGGGTTTCCTCGATTATCAAACTGATAATAGTCTGGATAACATTGATCTAACCACTGCTTAACATTGTATGTTATTTTTTTGAGCGTACCATTGGTTTTTGGTCTACTTAATGATAATGCTGTAGGGTCTGTTGCTACATTTCTATCATATAATTCAGTCCACCCCTGCTCGAGAGAAACAGATCCGTCACCCTGAGCATCAATAGGTATATCACTTACATCACCATTTTCAGCCCATACTCTATCCATATAATTCGACATTAAATAATTCCTTTTATATATTTACATCCAAACATAATTAACACTAACTCCAGCAGGTATTGGTAATAATTCATAATCAATCATAGCATTATATTTAATTGGATTGGTATTAATACTATCTACATATATTGTAACACTCATATCTAAGTTATCAATAGCATAAGAAGTATCTCCTAATATTAACTTAACAAACCTATTAACCTCAACTATAGAATTTGAAGCAAAAAAACTCTGATATTTTAATTTAACTACTAATCTTTTGATTTCTAAAGATAAACTATTATCATCTCCTACAACTGGAGCGAAATTTGAATTAAAAAAATTATTATTAAAACTACCAAAACCAAAAATATTATTTGTTCGCTTTGGTTTAGGTGGTACAGTAAAATCAATATTAAGTATAATTTCCCATATTCTCAAACCAAAATCGTTAGCAGTATCAACATTAAAAACATTTTTATAAAAATCATCAAGAAAACTTATAACATTTGTATTTAAAAAATCTTGATTGTTTTGTATTAATTTATTTAAATGTTTCGCTTCATTATATTGCCATATTATATTTTGCAACAAATCTATTGATACATCAAAATTTTGGATATCACTCATATAAGTACCACTTCGATTAGAGTCTCACTGGTAAATGGCTTCTCATATATTTCTATAGGTATTGTTTCACGCTGGAATACATCTACAGATATTTTACTTATTTGACAATCAGATACAAAAGACCCTGTATCTACTGCTACATTTGCTGATAACTCAAGAGGCGATACATCAACACCAACTTTGAATCCGTTATTCCTGACCTCTGAATTAACATATTCCAATATTGAGTTTCTAATTTCTGCCGTAGTATCAATTGCACTTGAACCTACTTTTACTGTTATTTTAATTTTTATAGGTATTATGTTCGGTCTATCAAACAATACAGTATAAGATTGACCAGAATATTCACTCGTAAAAGTAACAGTTTGGTTTATTCCTCCACCGTGATTATAAGCACAACCGACGGACTTATATTCTTCTAATGCTTTCGCTATTTCTTCATTACTACCGCCATCTATACATAAGTATAATGATTTTGGCAATAAAGTTACATTATCTATAACTTTAGAAGTGTTAGCATCATTTTTTCTAAAAATCAATGAATTAACATCTGTTATTGAATATAACCCAGATATTATAGAATTGACAGCACCTTTAGAACCTTTGGATAAAGTTAATATTCTATCAGCTCTAGCTGATATATCTGATTGTACATCAACACCAAGAACACCAGCCGATGAATTATCAATAGTCTCCCAACCAAGAACGCCACCATCTCCGATTGATGTTAGAGAATTAGCTGGACAAGGTATAGAACCCTTTGTTTCGCTAGCAAAACTGGCTTGTATCGTGCCAGATACTGGTATAGTTATATTAGCAATTAACTCGAATCTATCCCCAGCAGTTGTTACAGCTACAGATCCAGCAGGTATAATAGTACCCGCAACACCTGCAATAGTAGCCACAACAGTAGTACTAGTTGCTTTTCTTCTTTCACCATCAGTTAAAGACCAAATAGAATCAAGAAATTTTCCACCCGCAATTCGAGGGTTTATCTGATTTGAAAATAATGCTAAAACTTGCTGTATATTAGACCTTGCTGTAGTATCTGATGATATTAATATATCAGCAATCGTGCCATTTTTAGTGTCTAAATTATCGCCAAAATTAGTTAAATATTCTTGTGTTACTTCATTTTTAATATCTGATGTATCAGCAATAACAACACCACTTTCTTTTATATAATTATATGACATTATTAATATTACCTAATCCGAAAGTAGTTTTTATAGTAGCAGTATACTTAAATTCATTATCAGTTGCAACGAAATCAAAATTAGAAACTTCAATAACATTATCTACTTTTTGTATTGTATCAATTATTGCAAGCCTTGCCTGTGCTAAGTTTGGGGTGCCATTCCAGATAATATTAAATGCAGGTATACCATCGTCTTGATTATATATTTTTTCCCCTAAAATCGTAGAAACGGCACTTTCGCAAGATTGTAGGCAAGCATCTAAACCTGTATTCATGGATATATCATTTTTTGAATTTAAAGTTAAATCATTATTACCATCTCTTGCAAATGAAATCATAAATTAGCCTTAATTATTGTGGTACTGATGTAGGTTTGTTGTTAGTTTCAATATGAACATGTGTACTACCGACATTCACATTGTTATTTTTCAATGTTCCAGTCGTTGAAACATTACCATTAACATTAACATTTCCTTCAATATTAATAGTCGGAGCTTTAATTTTTATATTATCACTTCCTAAACTAATTTTAACAGAATTATCAAAAGACTGTAAAACTAAATTATTATCATCTTCGCTGTCTATTGTATAATTATTGTAGTTTATAGTATCGGGAATGAAAATAGAATCTTCAAAAGTTATTTTTCTTTTTGTGTTAGGTATGCTTTCGCTAAAGCTTTGCTTAAATAAGCTTATATCTCTGTCACACGACCTTATATATCCAAAGTCTCCTGATTTTACTGGCATATGAATTATAAAACCACCAGCAGATAAATGCTGTATCGGCACATTGAATATTTTAGCTCTTTGTATATTTTCAGAATTTGCTAATATTATTTTAATTAAAGGTAATACATTAACACTATTTTTATCTTTATTTACATTTAATACAACGCAAGGTAGTCTAATATTCATGCTCTGCTTAAACTTATCTAAAACAGTTTTAAAAACTCCCTCTAGAGTATTCTCATTACTTTCACTTGTACTTATTATGTTAGACATTTTTGAAATTCCTTATTCCATCAATCGAGATATAAAAAGACTTGCCTCGATTTTGCAAATCATAAGTAATCCTATTAATTAACCAAGAACCATTTGCATTCGGATTAAGAGAGCTTTCAACATTAACTGTACCGCCAATCTTGATATCGTTGTTAAAAAGTGTCTTAACCATGATTCCCCTTTCATTAATTTCCGGTATTCCCACCATTCCATTTATTTGAGAAATGTTGTATACATAACCAGACAAAGCGGTATTTTTATTTCTTACAACTAAATTATTGTCATCAATATAAGCATTAATATTTATTAATTCATTAAGCTTTTCTACTTCTTTTAACTTACTGCCAGAATACGAATAACTGCCAATATTTCTATCAGATGCTTCAAATATTAAGTTCAAACCTAGACCATTTGCTATTTGTTGACTTAATACTGATAATCTTATTAACTCTCCGCCACTGCGAATACTTGTCTCAACTTTCTGTAATTCTCCAGTAAAAGTTTGCAATGTTATTTTAATGTTTGGCGGTTGTGATACTGATACCATTCTTATACCACCGAAATAAATTAATGAATAACCTGTACTTTCTCTTCCAGCATATACATAAACTTTCTTATTAACTATTTGCCTATCTAAAACATTAGTCTCAGTTAATATTTTATTTCTAGTATCCTCACTTAGATTAGATATTGATATATTAAATTCGTTAGGTATCTCATTTGAAGATTTTGAGCCTGTTGCAGATATATCTAAGTCTATATAACTTTTAATTTGATCACCAACCTCGATATCAATTTTCAATAATCTTTTATTCATTTGCCAACTCTTCATTTGTAGCATAATATAAAAACTGACTAACATTAAATTTATTATAATCAGGTAGTTCATCAGATATCGAATAAAATATAAAATTACCATTTGTTTGTTGATATTTTGATTGTATAAGAAGAGTATTAGCAATTAATATCTGATTACTTATTATTTCAACTTGATTAAGAAAAACACTATAAAAAGTAGCATTGCTTGTTGTTCTAATTACAATCTCATATAATTCTTGGTCATTCTGATATTTAAGAGATTGATTAGGTTGTATGTCTAAGTTTAATTTAATCATGCTACAACACCTACTATTTTTTGTTTTTGAACCCAACCTACAATGTTTCTTGCTATTGTTGATTTTTGTTGCTCAGACACAGAAACACCATTTTGTATACCTTTTTTAACCGTTGATTTGTCTTTATCAAACTTGGGATTATAGACAATATCAGTACTCAATACATTGAATTGAGTTAAATCTAAATTAATTATAATACCACTTTGAGAGCTTTCTACGTGGGGCTTACTTTCAATAAGCATATTTTTATAAACGTTTACTTTTGTTTGTATTGTGAGTAATGTGCTACTTCTATATGCTGTATCTATATTTTCAAAAACTATATTATAATTAATTTTAGACAATTGTAATATCATTGAAATTTTAATTAAATCAAAAACTTGATGATCTGCTGTTTTGCTCCCGTCTTCAAGAGGGTGCGTCATTAGCTGGCTAGTATCTTTAATATTTAACGATGTACATATAGCATCAGCGAAAAGTTGCTCGTAAGTATCGTTATCGAATATACCTGTTAATTGCTCGCTACTAGAAAGAAAACCATCAATAAACATATTTAAGCCTCTATACCATCTTCAAAAGTTGCCGTAGTACGCTTTAATTGATTTTCTAAACTAGCACCAATTTGGTTGCTAATACTATCAACATCTGTAGCCTGTGTACTAATTTCTATTTTATCTATATTAATATTACTTGTAGACTGTCTATTTGCTGTGCTTAAATTAGATATAGAATTGCTTGTCATATTATTAAGTGGCGATGTTTGTTGCTCTATAGCAGAGTATATATCGCTTTTATCAAATATATCCGAGTTCGTTGGAGTTATTCTAGCAGGCAAACCTGATGCAACTCTTTTTTTAGATTCAATTTCATTTAGTCTATCTTTTTCAGTTGTATCTTCTTTCAGTAAGCCCATGAAAACAAGAGCTTTTTTAATATTATTGATTAAGCTATCAACAAACCCAAATACACCCTCAATCGCTTTTGTAAGAGTAACAGAAAAGAAGTTAAGCAAAGGTTTAAAAGCGTTAAATACATCTCCAGCAACCTTAACACTAAGCCTGAACAACTCTTGAATAAAATAAATTGCAAATCCAAAAGCATTTGATATTGCACTTCCAAGACTAACAATAGCATTTCTTATTGATTCAATAGATTCATCAGAATAACCAAGCCATTTAAGCAAATCACCAAAAGCACTCGATGAACCACTTAAAAAAGCTGATATATCCTCATACAAAATCGCAAATAAAGCTATAACACCAGCGACCGCAGCGCCAATTAAATAGAATGGGGCAAATGCTACAATACTTGCAACGCCGAAACTAATCATGGAAGGTAAAGCATAAGCAGTTATTGCAACAGCTAACCCTATAAATATGCCTTTCATTAGATCCTTATGTTCCGACATGAATCTTATACCATCTTGTAACTTGTTTAAGAGATATCCAACCGCTGGCAATATTTCAGCACCTAAAGTTACAAAAAGACCCCTAAAAGATGTTTTAGTATCAGAAACTGTATCGTTAAATTTTTGAAATGTTTTAGCTTGCTTATCAGTTACACTAAACAGCTTATTTTGAGCAGAAACTTGCTTCTCAACTTCAATTCTACCCTCTTGTAATAATCTGATTGTAGCCTCATCTAGACCTAGTTTCTGCCCTATTCCAGCACTTTCTGCCTTTGACATCGAAGAAAAAGCATCGGCTAACTCGGGTAATGTATCAAGTACACTTCTAGCCTTACCGTTGCTATCAACCATACTAATACCTAATCTTTGGATATATGGGAGTATCCCAGTATTACCAGTAGTCACAAATTCATTAAAGCTAGTATTAAGACTTTTAACTATGCTTTGAAACCCACTTACAGAGCCACCAGACTTTACTATAATTTCTTGATATGAAGCTAAAGCATTTGCGTTCTCTCCATACATCTCAGCAGTCTTGGCTAGATTATCAATATAATCAGATGCTTGCGATATACCTTTAGATAATGCCGTGAAGCTTAATAATGCAGTTAATGCACCTCCAGCCGTAGCTATAAGTGTGCCAAAACTACCAGCCATAGCATTAGCTGTTTTATCAGTTGCTTTGAGTCCAGATTCTAATTTCTTGTTTTGTTTTTCTGCTTCTTTTTCTCCTTTTATTAAGGATGAAGTATCTGCTTGAAATAAATATAGAAAACTTTCTGCAATTGCCATTATTAGATAACCTTAATTTATATAATTACATTATACAATATTTCATTAATTTATATAATTATTTATTTTTAATTGCTTTATTCTTTGCGTAAATTTCGTTTGAAATATTTACTTGTATAATCTCGAGCATATTTGAGTAGTCCTCATAATCATATATTGTACTAAGTTCATGCAATGTAGCGAACTTATTTGTTATTATAGAAGCAACTCCAGAGTCAATATTTACATATTTATAGGGTAATTCATCAGTAGCGTTGTATAATCTACATTTTTTCCTAGTTCGCATAAATTCTATATTATAGAGAATTAATTGAGTTTCTAATATTAAAAGTGTCTCAGTATCATTAATATATTTATTAATTTTATCTTCATTATCTAAAATAATATAACTAGTATCATCATAGAAAGATACATATTTTAATAGACTTAATAATGTTTTATTATCTATTTTTGGAATTTTTGGAATATTTTTGCTATTTAAAGGATATATTTTCAGAATGTCAATAAAATGAATCGCAGGTATTCTGCTAATTTGGTATTTTAATTCAATATCATCAATATCTTTAATTTGTATAATCTTTGGCTTTATTAACATTATCAATCCTGCATGTTAAATTAAAGACAAGTAATGTTATTTTTTCATTTTGGTGTAAATATCGAAAGCGGCAACTTTGAACTTATTAACACAACTATCAACAAAACTATCATCTTTTATTTTGCTTACAAAAGAAGATAAAAAACCTCTGCTTTTTTCAAATTTTAGGAATGGAAAATTGTATTTAAACATTTCTAGCTCAATTAACATTAGCGTAGTAGTATCATTAACATATGAGTTGATTACATGATAACTATTTAATGCAATTGGTTCATCGTTGCCATTGAATCCCTCGACATAACTCATAAGCTTAATCATTAAGGCTTCATTGACTTTATACTCGCCAACTTTTGGGATTAAAGAAGACGGATACCCAGCCAATATTTCTCTGCCAACAATCGCAGGCAAACGACTAATATTAAATTTTAAAATGTTGCCATCAATATTAGTTATCTCTATTAATTTAGGTTTTATTAGCATTTTATCTGTCCTTTTAAAATATTGTATTAACCTACTTTGTTTTCAAATCTAAAAGTATAACTCTTGGTTTTAATTCTTGCATTGCTTGACATAGAAGTACCAGCACTCCCACTTATGATAACACCATTTCTAAGAACAATTGGTCTCAGATTAGGATATATAATAGTTACAGTAATATTATCTTTAGCAGACGCTTTGCCTTTAGCACCTCTATTTGCTTCATGTAATACACTTAAAGCTATATCATCAACACCATTCGGAACTACAGCAATAGTAAACTCTATTGGTTGAGGCGTCGTCCATGACACCATGTCGCCATTAACTCCCATCGCTGTCTCTGTTAATTGTAGATCCGCAAAATCAATAGGGTCTACATCATCAGCAAGTTGAGTAATTGGAAATCCTACAGGAAAAGTCTTGCTTCCTGCCACAATAATTGTAGTGCCACTACCTGAAATATCTGCCATTTTATATTTTCCTTATATTAAATTAGTATGTGTGAACCAGTAATTTTATTTATAGAATCTGATTTACTGTATATAATTGTGTAATTAGCTAAGTATTCCACAACACCATCAACTGTTTCAGATGTAAGCTCAACATTTAGCCAAAAACCTTGTTCCTCAACATTTCTGTAAGCATTATCATCATTAGCTATCTGACCTATATATAATTTTTGAGTGTTAGTTAGTGGCTTGCCTACAGATATAACACCATTTTTCAAAGCTTCTTCAATAACATTTTGTAGTGTTAATGATATTTGACCAGCTCCGCTAGCATTCCAAGGTATTTGCTCTAATGCTAGTTGTAGCTCAATTAAAGCTGAACCGCACGCACCCTTGAACCATGCTTCATTTATGAATATATTTTCATAGCTAGGATCAACAGCAAGCCCCATCAAATTACCTCTTTGATAAAAAGATATATTTTGACCTGCTGTCTGAGTTTGACCATAATAATTTATTCTTAAGCTATCTAATACATCAGACTGTGCAGTCTCTGTAACAGACGGAGTTAGACTAGCCTGCTGATACATATAATTCTTAATAGAGTTAGATTTTGAATAATCAGTTGACGCAGCAATACAAGCAGGCATCATTTCGTGGTACTCATTAGCTACACTAGAAGCCAAAATAATATCTACACCGCCGTATGTATTTAAAGCATCATAATGAGCTTGTGCATCATCATAACTTGTAGATGTTAAATATAGATATCTATTATTTTGTAATTTAGACCATTGAGCAACTTCTAGTTTAGTATCAATAGTAAATGTATCAGTAAATAAGAATGTAATAAAATTAGAGCTTATATTAACAGTATTATCAAGTGTTTCTGTTATTGTTTTTTCACTTAAACCATCAGAGAATATAGCTGAAGCATTCCATTCTAAAAGATTTACGATATCAGTACCATTTAGAGAAGATGATACGCTAATTGTAGCAGTTACAGTATCGCCACTAACTAAGTCAAAAGAACTTCTAGTAGCATTGTATGATACAGTAGCATTTGCAAATTGGGTATCTGATACTAATTGTATCTGTGTTTGTATTAATAATGCAACATCAGCTAAACTGACTGCAGTTGTTAAATCAGTAGTAATTAAATGAGTAATTCCACCTATCTCTAGATTGAATGTAGCATCAGAAATAGCAGTAAAATCAGTCAATACTTTTTGAGTTTTACCGCCATAAATTAAAGCACTAGAATCGGTCGGATTATACTTATAAAAACTAATTTTATTAGGCGATGTTATGCTTTTAGAAACAAAACCAAAATAAAAAGAAGCTCTTCTATATTCTTCGGAATTAGTACCAAAATACAAACCAACTTCTGACGCAGAATCAAAATCTACAACTGTGCTAGTTGGTATTAATGCGTTGCTACTAATAATTCTAAGGATTGGCTCTACTCGTGCTACAGAAGCACCAGCACCAACTCCTGATGTTATATCAACATATTTTATGAAATTAATCGCCATTTTAAACCTCTTTTAATGTTTGGTTAATTTTATCTATTTTATTTATATTATATTCTAATTCTTGAGTGTGTATAATAACAAAATCAAAACTAGGATTATATTGATAATTATCTGCTCCATTTGTGAAAGGAGTATTGATAATATTACTTATTCTTAATATTTCTAAGTTATTTTCTTTTAGTATATTAATTGTTTCTGTACTTTGCAATATCATTTTAACATAATTACACAAATCTTTTGCTGTTATATTAAGATTTTCTATGTCTTGTTTCAATATTGTGTTTACTTGAAATTTTGTTTCAGATACTTGTAATTCTTTATATATTAATTTATCTTGGTCTTTATTGTATGTTGAGTGTCTACCCATATATCCAATATCATTATCGCCAACATTGAAGAAATAAACGGTATTTTCTCTCATACCTTGTTTTGTCGGTTGATAATTAAGAAGCACATTAGCATCAATATTAAGTGCTGATAAGCCGTTTATGATTATATTTCCAACAATATCATTAATGTCATAATCTAACACACAGAACACCTACCCAACCGTTATAAACATACCAATCTTCTTTATCTAGAACTTGGTAAGTATCATTACCATATACAATACGATCGCTAGATGTATTTGTATCAATTTCTGTTATTTCCGTATCAGTATATAAAATTCTATAATGCTTATTAATGTCTAAACCACGCTGTGAATACAAACTTGAAGATACAACTTGAAAGCTTCCAGATATCTGCACTGGCTCAGCATAAGACGGAACAACAACAAAACCTTTACCAGTAACATTGCCAAGGAATTTTTTATAAAAAATAATATCTGTACCTACTGAACCGCCTATAGCATTAGAGGCTATTTTATACAAATTTCCAATCATTTATTAACCTCATAGTTAACAGAATCTAACATATAACCAGTATCTATAAGAGGTTTAGAAAATCCCTTTTTATCAATTGTTAATTGTGCTAATGCTGGAGCTGTTAGCTCTTTTATTGATGTTTTTATGTCGCCTTGAACGACCAACCCCAAAGTATTAAATGAGGTCTTAAAATCGCCCCCACGAACGAAGTCTTTCTTAATCATGAAATCAAAAGTCTTCTTCCATTCTTTAGCCTTTTTCAAAGCAGTTCGCATAAATGGTCGTGGAGGTTGTCTTTTTTGTGGAACGCCATACTCGTTTGACATTGCTACTTGAGCAACGCTTTTCCCATCTTCATATTTAGCACTCGAAAGAAAACCAACTTGTACTTTCATATCAGCTAAATTATTAGCGATTTTCTTAATGTCAATACTTGTTTTCTTATTTACTTTCATTATCTCTTAAATCCTAATGTTGAATTTGAACCACCAATGTAATACCCACCAGCAGACCACAAACTAAATAATGCTAGAATCTCTTCACCATAAATAGTTTTGTTTAAAAAATATTGAAAAGCAGATTTGCTTATTCTTGATTCAAAAGATACAGATATCTTATCAATACTAGCACTAGATACAATACCAGCTGTACCACCACGATTAGAGGCAGTGTAAATGCCAATTTGCAAGATGTGAGCAGTCATTAAATATAAAACATATTTAAGCCTATTTTCATCTAAATAACAACTAGTGTTATTTGATATAAACATTTCGGCACTATCAAATGCTCTCAATACAACAGAATCAGATATACCATCGAATATTGAATATTTAATTCTAAATTCTGCTATATCAAATACTATGCTAGCCATTTACTCCACCGCGAAAGTTGGGTTTAAATCTTTTATATGCTTAAAATCTTCTTTTGTTTTTTGTGCTGACTTGTCTTTTTTTGCCATATCTTTTGAAACTTTTGGGGCTTCAATATTTTTATTTTCAACAGTTAAAAAACCATTTTCAAGATGTTTTTTAAAGTGATAGTTTTCTTTTATCAATTCGTACTTATCTTGTGCAATACATGTCACCGCTACCTGTTTAACTAACAAAGTTAACTTATTCGCAACATTAGCTTTGCCTGCGATTGTTACTTTGCTTTTTGCAAAACCATTGTCATAAATTATATAATCGTTATCTGAACTCATCGTTGAATATATATAAACATTTGCCATTTCTAAAAAGTCCTTTTAATTTAATTTTCATACTAGTTATGATGATATTAATTTATCATCATAATAATTATACTACATTCCAGTAGCTCTGTATACCGCGTAAGGTCTATGTACAATAGTACCAGCACAAGAGTTTCTGAATTTCTCTGATTGTGTATCGTAAGTTATCATTGTACCAACAGATTCGATTTTAGAAACGACAAGTTGGCTCATAACAGCACCTGTATCAGATGAATCACCAAGCAGATTGTCAACAAACATATAAAATACATTTGCTCCACCGTTTGCATCATTTAGCTCAGACATTGGTACAATCGTACATCTAGGATATGTTTCATTTATCCATTTTCTAAGAGACATCGTTCCGAAATTATTCAATTCGTTAAGATAGCCGTTTACAGATGAAGGAATTACAAAAGTAAAATTCATCATGCTTGCACTAAAGTTGTTACCTGTAGACAATTCTAAAGCTGTAATTGCTTCAACAAAATCTTTTTGTCTTTCTAAGAAAGTTTTAGTTGACCATTCAGGAGTAGCATTTGCACCGTTAGGAAGAGTAATATATGCAGGCAGGTTAGGGTCGTTGAGCAATCCGTATGTTTTGTTTTGCCCACCAAAATAACCATAAACCGA